GTGCGACTTCGCCCTCCACGACCCAAAACTGGCAACCAGTTAGGGAAGTGTCTCCGGTCTAACCCCGGAGCCGTGTTGCAGCTCTAGAACCTGCAACTTTTGTCCTATCCAAACGGACAGGATCACCGAGACCCCTGTAAGGGCCTCTGACTACCTCGGAGATAGATAATCTCTCGAGGATCGCACGTGTCACACATCGTTCTGACACGTGAATAAGATGAAGTATCGTCTTAGTCATGGGGTTTCCCATCATGAAACCCTCACGTATCGCGCCATCCCATTGGACGGGCACGTACTCAAATTCCTCATCGAGGTTTTTGAGAGCAACAACCTCGGTTACAGGTTGTGGTTCTAGTATGGCCATGCCTACTAGTCGCATATAGCCCTCGGGAAAGGCTATATATGTTAGGAGGGTCTCCAAATGAGCCCAACCTACTAGTTTACCGATGAAATCGGTAGACTCAGTCCAATCCTTAAAGGAATGGATAACTCTGTCCTTAACGCGTCCAGAGTAAATATCGTAGATGAAATGTGATTCATCCGATAAGCTGGAGATCCTCTTTTGGTGTCTCCATTCGTGCCCCGAGGCGGTAAGCCCGGCAGCATGTTCAGGCAGGATTGCAAGGGTATCCTGCGTGATTTTCGAGGCTGGTGTCAAGAACCAGGCCAAGAATCCGGTGGATTTCGTCAAGTTACGTTCCTTACCGGGCTCGCTAATATGTACGATACTAGCGCGCATGGGATCAGGATTCCATTCCTGATCACCAACTAAAAGCGGATAATAATCAGCTTTTATGAAGCCTTTCCGAACAAAATGATTCAGAATGACTGTATACGAGATCCAAAATAGTGGTCTCGCATAATCGCTTGCGGTATGTGTATCCGCGCGCGATAACACGATGTGTTCTTTCACCTCGTGATCATGGAGATCCCGAATAGGGATCTTCCATTTATTATCAATCGCTAAATTGATAATCTGGCGGGCGTCTTCAACTTTCCCACCTTCTCTGACGTAATGATCGACAGAGGCAGCTCCCTTTAAGGGGAGCTCTACAGCAGCGATTGCATGTTCAAACTGCTGTTGGACTCGCCTCTCTTTCCATTGAGGGCGAGCAAGGAACTCACGGGGAACCTTTGCCCGTGAAAGTTCTTCATCTACT